GTTACCCGAGCTTGAAATCGTGACCGCAATGTTGCCAGCAGAGATATTGATGTTGGGGTTCTGAACAGTGATACGGCGAATGATCACCGAGCCACTGTTAGCAACCGCACCGCTATTGGTCAGACCACCCGAAAGAATCGGGATGGACAGCACGTTAGCGCCGCTGGTCGCAAGCGACAGACCATAACCGGCAGCAATGGCAAAGTTGCCAAACGAGGACGCGGTAAACTGACTTACGCTATCTGAATTAGCCATTGTGGCCCCCTTAGCTCAGGAACGTGCCAGAGACAGGAGCGCCGCCGTTGACCGTGAACAGAGTAACGTTGACCGTACCGCTGATGGCGTTGGCGCGAACGTTAAAACCGTCCGAGACAATCATTCCGCCAGTGTTGTTACCCATAATAATCGTCCATGCGTTGGTCGACGTATTCGGGTTGTAGTTGTTAATCTCGATGGTCAGGTTGCCGGTAGCCGGGAGCCAGTACAGACCAGTCGGAATGTAAACCGCGTTGATCATGCTGGTGGCGTTACCGCCGCCGACTGCCGAGAGATTACCCGTCGCACCGCCGTACAGCAGGCTAGCAACGTTGCCAGTAACCGGCTGAGGATACGAACCCGCAGTGTTAGCCGCGGTGTTCGCAATGATGATTTTGTTAAGACCCAAGGCCATTTCAGTTCTCCCTTACAGGCTAATGGAGTTGAGGCCCGAGACTCGCGTCATCGCTTTCGGCTTGGTGTTCACCAGTTCGGCAATCATCAGAACCGCACCGACATAACCGATCTGCCAGTTGGGCAGGGTCGACTCAAAGCCGGTGAACACAAACGAACCTTGCTCATGGATGTAGAGCGACAGGTAGTTCGTGTTGACGAAGTACAGGGTGCCTTCCGGGCAATACGGATCAGGATAGATCGGCACACCAGCCACCATCAGAGCGCGAAACGCTGCCGACGGGCCGTTTGCATCACCATCAAATCCATGACCCGGAGTGATCACATATTGCTCTTGACCAACAAAGTCTTGAGCCAGAAGCGTCCAAGTGCCGAATCCGCACACGCCAAACGTCGGGACTTCAGCGCCATTCTTCACAGTACCGGAGATGTACTGAAGGATGTTCTGACGAGTCGGGTTGACGTTACCGGCAGCGTAGACTTTCGACTTCCACCAGCCATACGTCGAACGGCTGATGTTGCCGTAGGTCGTCAGGTTGGTCGAGTCGTCAATCGCACCAGGCAGACCAATAAACTGCTGGGTATTGGTCGTGTTGTTGTAGAGCGCGGTTGCCATCGCGTCCATCATGACGTTGGTCGTGTCATTCATCCGGGCTTCGATAAGCGGGATGATGGCAGCGTCAGTTTGGACTGCGCCTTCCATACCGAGGAAAGGCACGGGCGAGATCATCAGCTTGAGGTTGAACTCAGCGTTGAACGCACCTTGCTGAACAGCCGGTTGAGCAAACGAACCGGAGTAGTCCGACCACTGTGCGTTGACGAACTGAGCGCCCTGCACGGGAACGGTGACAGATGACACACCACCCGACGCTTGCTGCGAGTTGGCGATCAGTGCCGCCAGCAAAGGGGTGCTGTTGTAGATCTGTACAACCAGCTTGGGGATAAATGCCCGGCGGGTGACGTAAGTAAGCTCGGTGTACTGAGTTGAGCCACTTGCCGGGATAATGCCGCCACCAATAGCCATGGCAAAATCCTTTCTAGTTTAAGTTACAGCCCGATGGGCCGGTTCCGCTTACGCAGATCGTTGAGAGCCTTTGCTGCCTCATTGCGTGCGGCAGTAACAGGATTCTTCCAGTAGTTCGACAGGTCAAACTTACTGATCGTGGACGGGTTGTAGGCGCTCGGCGTGGGCGTTGCGGCCTGTTTCATCCACTGGTGATATTCGGCAGCGGTCTCATGGTTGGTGATACCGCGTTCCAGCATGATCTTCTCGACTTCACCAACGTCATCTTCCGAGTCAATCAGACCTTTCTTCATCAGCGACTGACGCCGACGATCCAGTTCTGCTTGGGCATCTTTTTCCGCGAGCTTGGCTTCCAGTGCCTGCACCCGTTCGTCAGACTTGCTGACGGCACGGTTGGTGTAATCCTCGATGTCGAGTTCGGGGATTGGCAGATCCGGCTTGACCTGTTTGGTCATCCGCAGGAAGTCACGGCGCGTCTTGGGGTTCTCGGCCAGTTGCTGGGCAAGTGCCGCGAGTTCATCACGCGCATCCGGGGACAGATTTTCGAGTGACATTAGATGACCTTCTTGCCGTCGCCGGGCTTGTTAACAGCCATCCGGTTCTTGCTGACTTTGCTGGCACCGGACAGACCACCCAGCGGTGCATAGCGCGGGGTGTTGTAGATCGGGCCGTTCATCTGGTTGTTGTCGGTCGGGCGACGGGGCGAACCAGCACCACGGGGTTTAAACAGATCCATGATTTATCCTTGCATGGGTTGGGGAGCGCCGCCTGCGGGCGGCATACCTGGGGCACCGCCACCGCCCATCATCGCCTTGACTTCAGGGCTCTGACCACCGGCTTGCGGGAGTTGCTGCATCATCTGAAGAATTTCAGATTGCTGTAGTTCGTTGGTTTTGTTCTTGCGAGGGCCGAGGATGCCATGAATGGTCTTCAACGCGGCCATCACCTTTGCACCTTCTTCTGTCTCAGACCCTAGTGCGGGGAGACTTTGTTCCAGAAGATCGAGCGCCATGCTCAGGTTGATACGGGCGGCTTCTTTGCTGCCCATCTTGCTTTCCGGGGTAGACATGGGCGCTGCGCTGGGAGCGCCGCTTGCATCCGACATCGCGCCTGCTGAGGAAGTCGGGCCACCCTCACCGCCGGGTGCGCCACCTGCGCCGCCTTGCTGGCTACGCATCATTTCCATCAACTTATCTGGCGGTACGCCCATATAAACCTCGGAGGAGTTGGGCTGTTTTTACTTTATGAGAAAGTAAATGTCAATAGGTGGGGGGTATTTAACCGAAACCCCCCAAACGGAACCCTGAGGGATTACTTGCGGCCTTTACGGCCTTTGCGTGCTTTGCGAGCCATGATGGTTCTCCAAGTTGGCTAGCGGCCACTTATAAACCGGAAAGCAGCCATACCGGGTAAAACTCAGCGACGGGTCTTGCGACCGCGTTTGTGTGCACGTTTCATATTTCACCTACGAATGTAGTCGCGACGAGATTGGCGGGTGCCGGTACTGTTTTTAATACTTGGCGCTCTGTAAGTCAAGGCTGGTGTGCGAGTCGCTTTATCCGCTATGCCGCGAGCGGACATATTCGGCTGATCCGGTCTGCTGGTAGGCGGTTGAGAGGCTTTCATAACAGTCTACCTACGGCTGTACGAACGCCGAGTTTCTCTTTCTCTGGAGCTATCGGACTCTCTCATAACTCTTTTAAGCGTCCTTGCTGCCGACTCTTTGCCTCTACCAATGCTTTCAGTCATGTCTCTTGTTGATGGGTCAGACGGTTTGCGAAAAGTTTCGTAGTCTGACCTCATGTTTTCAAGGTTTCGCTCAAGAGCTTGTTTGGTACTTCTGCCCCTGCTCGCCCTGTCGTAGCCAACATAACCATCAAACTCGCTTTTTTTAGCCATCACATCACCTTCAGGTTGGGCGGAGTGCCCGGTTCTGACTTGGGCTTGGGTTCTTCTTTCTTGGACTGCTCTTGCTGTTGCGCCTGAGCCTGCTTGGCTTCAAGTTTCTTAAGCCGGTCTTTGAGCAATTGTTTCATAGGCGGCTCAAGCAAATCAAGCAAAGATTCTTTGTCGATAACCTGAGCCTTAAACAAGTTGAACGCGAGAGAACGCAAGTCCTCCATAAAGATAGGAGAGTTACTGTGAGCGTCAACTTTCACTACAAAGTCTTTAGTGAATTGCTCGGCAATAAACTTGTGCCCGTCAATATCTGTGAAATGCGTATCGTCGTACTGCTGCATGATTTTCAGATACAGCGTTGCGACTTTCTCAAGACTGTCTTCGATAACCAGCGCCCGCTTCTTGGCACGGCTTGAACCAAGTCTTGCAAGCTGGCTGGCATGGCCGCTTGACCTGACCCCGCTCTCACCTTTGCCTTGCAGGACGTTGCCGATACCGGATGCTTCTTCAAACATCGCGTCGATCTCCTTGATCTCGGAGAACAAGTCTTGCGGCATATTCGGAGCCAGCCGCTCTACCTTGCTGTTTGGCATATCGGATGCCAGCAGACCGCCTGCACGGTTCAGCGCAAAGTTCTTCTCATCCATGATCCCGACAAA